TACCGTCGGTGCATATTGATATCCATAACCTGGATTTATAATAGAAATTGAATCAACACCCTCAGTTGCCTGTGGAAATTCTTCTAAGTAAACACCATCAATAATAGCGGTTGATGTTATATACTGCATTGATGGTAAACTGTTGATACCACTTAGGAAAGCACCTTTCTTAATCGGCACATTGAAATAGAATGTATATGTTGTTGCTGTCTGTAAAGTTGGATAGAATTTCTTCTGTAAATTGATAGACACTTCATTTGTTATGACAGAATTATCTGCCGTTTGAATGGCAAGAATCAAATCTGATACAGCAAATGTTGAATTGAATGTGTTAAGAGTTTTGGATGTAAAGTTATTGATAGCCGTCTTAACAACACTTGAGATACCATTAGATGTCAACGTAGTTTTCTTTGGATCATATAATACATTTGTTGTAATGTTAACATAAGTATAGTCTGGATCTACAATTGTTGGTTCTACAGTCAATACAGAGATTGGTTTAATAACATCTTGTATCAATCTTTGTTTCTGTGTATTGGTTAATGTGTAACCACCAGTTGGTTTGAGAGCAATAAAAACTTGACCATAAACAGGTGTACTATTACTCTCACCACCCCATACATTCACAGCATCAAATGAAATACCGAGTTGATTGCCTTGAATGATGGCAATATAGTCTTCTTTAGAGACAGCACGACCTTGAGTTGCATATGCCTTCGGTGCCTGATATTTGATAGAGGCAACAGTCTCTTTAGAACCACCTTGTGTGGCTGCCAACAAAGGAGTGACACTAGATGTGGTAAAACCACCAAGATTACTCATCAAAACATAAGTATTGGCACCTGCAGCTGCTGTGCCTTGTGTTGTCACATAACTGGTAATAACAACATTATTATCTTTTAATTTTTTACCTAAAATACCATCACCAAAAGAAATTTCGTAATTGCCATTAAGTGCTTCATTTACAAAATATACTTGAGATGTTGAATCAAGATTTAAATATTCTCTTGATGAGTTATAAATGTCAAATGATGTGTTTGTTGATGACTCTTGAACAATAACTTTAAGTGTTGAAGTGTCGATGTTTGTATCAGGTAATTGAAAAGTATATTTTGGATTTGTGGTACTATTGACAGTAAATGAGAATGTTGTTGGAATACCTTGTTTCAATTCAATATTATCAAATGTGGCAGTACCAGCAACAACTGGAACTGTAGTAGAATCTATAGTTACAAAGTTATAATTGACACCGTTGATGGCACCAGATTGAAAGTTTGTAAATTTTGGTAATGTAAATGTGGGAGTAGAAATACCATTTACCACAAATTTAATAAAAGAAGTTGGTGCAATGGCTGATTTCGGTGTATAGTCTAATGCTTTGGCCTGAGAAACAACTGAACTTCTTTGGATTGCTGAATCCAAAAACATCTCATTGGCCACCATATTTAAATAGTATGCATTGTACTGTGTATTGTAAGCTAATATGTCTAAAAGAACAGATAATGACGATCCATCAAAATTGTAGTCTTTAAAAGTATCTTGTGTCTGTAGATAATTAATAAAGTTAGTTTTGATACTATTAAAGTCTAAATCTGTTACTTTAATATTTGTATTTGAAGATGACATTATCTTGACCTTTGGAGAAACAGATTAACTGAAGTGGGTGCCGTATTATTTCCTATGTAGAATGAAATTGTTGCTGTAAAAGAATTGTGGTCGGCATTTGGTGCCACATTAATATCATTCACTTTGGCTCTTGGTTCAAAATTTCTAATGACATTTGTAATTTCATCTGACAACAAACTGGCAGTTAAATTATTTACAGGTTCAAATAATAGTGTATTTAAATTTGAACCTAGATTGGGTTGAAATGGTCTTTCATAAAAATTAGTCAAAAGTAGATTTCTGACTGAACGGACAACAGCCTGTTCATCATAGCTCAAAGCAACATCATTCGTTACGGGTAAACGATTGAATGTTAAATCTAAATCTGAGTATATGTTCTTTAATGCTGCCATTCTTTATTTATAGAGCCTAGGAGTAAATGCGTTTTTTGGAATCTTGGTTACCGTCCGGACTTTTTCGGAGGCCGGCAAGGATTTCGAAATTTTAGGAATTGACTCTTGATATGAGTTTTGGTGTTCCGATGAAATTGTTGATTAAGTAACTTTCTGAATCTCCCATATTTACATATTGTTTTGTGGAATTGTACTTTGCCATCATATCTTTCAAATTTTTATAAAATGTCTTATCCGCAGTCTCATGTGTAGTCATATAAGTTACAGCGTTTGAAAAATCTCGTGTATATTTCGTAACTATTGTTGGTGACAAACTTGAAGTATAATAACCACTAATTTCTGATGGAACATAAGTTAAACTGGCAACAATTGCTGCTGAATCAGTAACAATAGTTGAAGAAATCTGAGAAAGTTGTGTTCTGTCCAATATACTTGTAAATGAACCCATAACCGCAGCCGTATTAGCAACACCATCAGTTTGATATAGAATATATGAAGCGCTTTTACCTAAAGATGTTGCTGTTTGATAGTATGGAAAATCTGTTCCGTTAATTTTAACATTAGCATCGTCAGATTGTTGTCTTACATTACACAATCTATCAGTATGTTCAAGAAATGTTTGAGCATTTTGAGTAGCATCAAGTGCACCAAAAGACAAAAAATTAATACTTGTTAAAATACTTGAAAAATCTGCACCAGTTGTACTAACTATAGGAGTTTTTGCCAATATTGTATTTGCTGCGTCACTTATATTGTGCACATAACCAGAAATTGGATTCTGTACATATCCGTCAACTGAGTTACTAGCAATATCTCGAGCTTGCCATGATTTAATTACTGGAGGTACAGTTTGTATGTGCGTTAGCGTAGTATTGCTGTATGGCACTACAGCGCCATTTGGATTGGTATAATTGTATCCTAATGTTGCAAATACGCCTGTTGCGTTAGGTACTGTTGGTGTTGCCATAATATAATTCCTTAAAACATAGGTGTTGGAGTTATCCCAGTTGGTACACCAGGACCAGATGTTGGATGTATATGTGTTCTAAATATTCCCTCATTGATTTTATCCGACATCAAAACAGCATTCAGAATACTTGTGTTAACGACAGCATGAGTGGCTAAAGGTGAAGCAACTGATACTACAGAGGTAATTGGACCTATTGTATTGATTGAACCTGGAACTGCAACAGGAGTTGCTGGTGTTGGATATCCAAGTGATAAACCGCCTAAAGCTGATGTAAAACCTGCTGGTCCAGCAAAAACGCCTATACCAGCATTGACACGAGATTCTACAGTTAATGAATCCGCAGTAATTGATCCTCCAACATGTAAATCCGAATCTAAAAATAAACTATCCGATGCTGATAATCTTAAAGATCCACCAAAATTTTCATTAGCAGAGATGCTTAAATCATCATCGGAAGATAATGACAATTCACCAACACTTCTAATATTAGTTTCGCCTTTGACAGTAAGATTATAATCACCATTTACTTGCGTATTCATGTTACCATCAACTTTTAGATTACAATCTCCAGCAACCGTTATATTACAAGTGCCATCAATCATAACATTTTTGTTACCAGCAATTATTTCATAACCATCTCTCTGAATTTTTACGGTCATATCTCCAGAAGCATTCATTTCAAAAAATGTGGTGACTTTGCCGTGTTGTATACGAATTCTTTCACCATTTGGTGTGTCATCCATCTCAAAAGAATGTCCAGATTTGGTCTGTGTTACTCTATTGAAAGGAAATTTTGGTGGAGTATCATCGTTTGCATTTGATAAAGGTTCAGTAAAAATTCCAGCTGTTGGTGGTGCTGGAATTTCACCGTTTTTTAAATCTGACATAATTAAGGTCCTGAACTTTGTATAATCGATACAGTATTTGAAGCATTATTAGCTACATTACTGGATGAAGGATTAGAACTTTGTACTAAATTAATTACAGTATTGGCATTATGTATATCTTGATTATTTGTCGGCGATGCAGCAGCAGTTGTTACATGTTTTGCATCTACCGTGTTTGAACTTGGCGATGTTGAAGATAAAGTATTTACAGTTGTATTTAAACTTGTTGCCGTTTGATTTACTGTAGATGTCGCAAAAGCTGCGGTCGTTTGTGCCACTCCAACAAGAGCATTTACTTGAGCTGCATTTTTAACAAGATCGCCAGCTTCTTTTAATAAACCAGTCACATCCGAAGAAAGTGTGATTGGTGTTTCTGTCGCACTTTCTTTCCAAGAATCTACTAATACGCCGGCAATAGCTTTAGTTAATTTTTTTAAACAATCAATTAAAAGAGCTTTAATATTTGCAGGTAAATTAAGAATCCATTGTATGATTGCTGCGACCAATGTAATAAATGTTGTGACAAAAGTTAAAAAATCTTTAATTTTTTTAATATAATTTTTTAAAAAATTATTGACTTCTTGTAGTTTATTCTTTAAATAGTTAATGGTTTGAGAAAATACGCCAGATGAATCAGATAATCCTAAAAATTTCATAACGGCACGAATACCTTGACGAATACTATTAGCAATTGCTTTTAAATATTTTTTGAGTAAAGCACTTCTTCTAACATCTTGTGAAAAATCACACATATGTGCCAATTTTGAATTAGCTTGTTGAATACCAGTATTGGCTAATATGCCTCTAGCCAAAGATGCAACTGATGGTTGTCCAACTTGAGGATTATCACCTTTATTTGGTGATGTAACAATCGTATCAGGTGATGCCAAGTTAACTGCTGCTGATGTCATTTTCTAAGCCTATCTGCGTGATCCTTAACTGCATTTATAATTTGACGATGATGATAGTCAATTTCTCCGTGATCTGGATGTGTAACAATATCTTCGTGATTTGCAAGACTATCTACACGGTTAACAAATTCTTCTTCATCAAACAAGCCACCAATGTGTTGAATTTGATGCATTTGTGCGTTTGCTGCAATCATATGCAGGTCATGTATTTTTTTAATTAATTCTATGTCCATTATATACCACTTTCTTCGCCAGATGTTAAATTGATATTTTGATTTACACCAGACGAATGTATTTATGTTGGTGACTTGACAAAACCATTAGGTTAATTTTATGCTTTAGGTGAAGCAGGATCAGTCACTACAATACCTGGAAGAACACCCATCATTATAGGAAACTGACCAGATTCTGAATCCATAAAAAATCCAACTACCCAATCACCAATTCTTGGTGTATCAAAACATGCCGAATTATTAATTGGCAACATTGGATGTGCCCACGGTAAATCTTTATCTGGTATGTCATCACCATACCAACCAAATATACGCACTTTACAACGACCAATACCCAACGGATCATCAAAGTCTTTTACAGCACCAACCCACCATACAAATCCGTTTAGGCCTGCAAAATTATTTACAACTTTAGACATTATTTAAATATACCTTTGGCACTATTTTGCCATATTGATGAGAGTGAATCTGGTGAAGCATAAGGAGTAGGAACACTTTCCTTACACAATTCCAATATAGTTATATATCTGTCGTTAATCAAATGCCTAACAGCCGTGACTAAGTATTTGCCTGAATAGAAGGCATCTGGTCTCTGGTCAAGTGGATTTATCGATCCTAAATTGAAATTGACGACCATACCAACAGTAAGATTGGAGTCACCAGGCACAGAAATCTTAACTCTTGTGTAATTGGCCAAAGCTAATTGTGCTGTTCTATATGGTACATAAGTCTCAGCATAAATGTTATGTGCTGATGTTCCATTACTGTTTTGATTGATATATGCTGTATTTGATTGACTAAAATTAGAAAATATCAATTTCAATACAGATTGTGGAGCTTGATTGAGCTGGTGACCTTTTCTGTTTGTGTATTGATTCGTAATTGGATTAGGATTTAATTTGACAGTAGAACTATTTCTTTGGTAAGCTCCATAATCAAAATTGGTCACTTTTTTAGTTCTTGTTAATATATCAACTGAAATTAGTTGATTTGCAAAAACACCAGAATTGATAGCTCCAAGTGTATCAAATGAGTTGAGTATCTCATAAGTTAACGCATTGAATTGAGCTTTGTTTAGATTGTTTGTATCAGTATTTTTGGGACTATAGTTGTATTTCTGATAAACAGGATTTGACATCAAAGATTGTAAAGACCTAAAATTAAAACCATACTTGTCTTCATAGAAAATCATGTCTGC